AAGGAAAGAGGAAGGAAGAGAGCCCATTATTTCAAGAGAAAGTTCTTCCGTTCGCTACTTTGTTCGCAGGGGGGTAAGGGGGGCGGTATGCAAATTTTCAAAATCAAAGTGGCGGACCTTAGTGCCGATCCGGCCAACGCTCGAAAGCACGACGAAAAGAACGTTGATTCGATCATTGCTTCCCTTCGTCGCTTCGGGCAACAAAAACCGATCGTTATCGATGCTTCCAAGGTGGTTCGGGCCGGAAGCGGAACGCTAGAAGCAGCTAAGCGGATTGGCTGGGAAACCATCGAATGCGTTGAGACCAACCTAAAGGGCTCTGACGCTATCGCCTACGCTATCGCAGACAATCGGACAGCAGAACTAGCCGAGTGGGACGACGACGTTCTAGCGGCGCAATTAAACGGATTGCTTGCGGACGATCCTGATTTGCTTTTAGCAGCGGGGTTTAGCGATGAAGAGTTGCAAGAGATGTTGTTGGCAGCAGATTTTGAGCCAGGGACCGAAGACGACCAAGGAAGGCTAGATCAAGTGGATCCAAAAATCGTTACTTGCCCTAATTGCAAAAAGGACTTTGATTGTCGTGAGCAAGTCTGAATTAAGAATCGACTGGGCAACCTATGAAGCAGCTAAGTATGCTTGCGAGAATTGGCACTACAGCGGCTGCTTGCCTAGTTTCAAATTGGTAAAAATCGGTGCTTGGGAATCGGATAAGTTTGTCGGCGTGGTTATTTTTTCGATGGGAGCTGCACCTCAAGCTCATTGCCCATACGAGATCAACCCTCGCGATATTTGCGAATTAACAAGGGTTGCTTTGAGAGGGCACAAAAACTCAGTTTCGAGAATCGTTTCGATTGCATTGAGATTTATCAAAACGCAATCGCCTGGATTGCGGCTCGTAGTCTCTTATGCCGATCCAGAACAAAACCATCACGGCGGGATTTATCAGGCTGGTAATTGGATATACGAAGGCGTTACTAAGCCTTGCGAGCAGTTCGAGTACGTTTCAACCGGCGAACGTGTCCACACAAAAACGATAAAAACGGGACGCAGGGGATACGCGACAGAACTGAAAGCCAAGGGTGTGATTAGATCGGTAAAGCTCGTCAAGCATAAATACCTAATGCCACTCGATGACGAAATGCGAAAGCAAATCGAATCACTAGCGAAGCCATACCCTAAACGCGTTACAAGTGCTGACAGCGGCACGCTCGGCAATCCAGCCGAGAAGGGGCGGTGCAATTCCGACCGTAACGCTTTTGAAGCAAAATGACGGTACGCGATACGCGAATGATGGAGCGAGCATTGCGCGAACGATGGCCGATAAAACCAGAGTACAGGGAGCGAATTATGCTCTACCTTTACACGATCGTCGGAAGCAAGGACGCATCGCCAAGGGAGCGAACCGCAGCGGCCAAGGCTCTAATGGCGGCAGATTCGCTAAACGTCCAGCAAGAGAGGATGGACCAAGCAGATGAACACGAACGCAGGCAGCGAATGGTGGAACTCGCTCGACAACTCAGCCCTGGAGAAGTTGCTAGGCTCTCGGCTGAATCAGGCGTCGTTGTCGATGGTTTCATCGTCGACGAGTACGACGCCGAAGAAATCGAAGGACGCGGAGAGGATGGCCCGAAGGAGGGCAGCGGAACGTGACATAGCGATTCCAAGGCCAGCGAACCCGCAGCGGAGGATTGACAGCGAACAAGACGCGAAGGTTTGGCTATCCACCTACTTTGGCTCCCAGTTCTTCGAGGCGTGGACCTCTGACCGGCTAGCCATGATCGAGTCGATAATCGACGCGGCTAGGTACGGCGGGGATCAAGCTATCGCAGGGCCTCGGGGCGAAGGTAAAACGACTTTAGCTATTCGCGTTGCCTTATTCCTAATGGTCCGGGGCCTATCGACGTTTCCAGTCGTTATCGGCAAAAACGCGGACAAAGCGAAAAAGGAAGTTCGTGACCTAGTTGAGCAACTGCAGCAAAACGACCTTTTCATCCAGGATTACCCAGAGATCGGGATCCCATTCCAGGCCGTTGGCGGTTGGTCGAGCCGGGGCAGAATGCAGACTTGCCAGGGGCAATCGACCAACATCGTTATTGGGCCGGAATTCTTTGTCTTCCCTACGATCAGCCGTAGCCAGATTCCCGATTGGCCCAAAGAGATTGAGCCGTGTAGCAAGGGGCAGGTGTTCTACTCCCTGGGTATCGATGGGGCGATTCGCGGGACCAAGTTCAGATCGGCTCGGCCAACCTTGGCGATTCTCGACGACATCGAAGACCGTGAAGCGGCAGCTAGCGAAACGATGATAGCCAAGAACGAGGAAATCATCGAACAGGATATCGGCGGCTTAGGCCAGTCCTCAGAGCGGATCCCTCGGGTAATGCTTTGCACGATCCAGAATAGGAAGTGTATCGCGTTCAAGTACACCGACCCCAAGCAGAAACCGAGTTGGAGGGGCAAGCGATACCGCAAGCTAGTGACCAAGCCGGACCGGATGGACCTGATCGAGCATTACATCGACCTTCGCAAGGGACGCAAAGCCGACGACCCAGACGCTAGGGAGGCTTTCTGTTTCTACCGCGACAATCAAGCCGAGATCGAACGCGGGGCGGTGGTAAGCAATCAGGCCAGCTATTCCCGCAAGACCCACCTAGACGGCGAGCCGATGGAATTATCGGCGGTTCATTCGTATTTCAACCGGGTGGCCGACCGTGGCCAAAAAGCGGTATCGACCGAAGACGACAACGACCCACCAGAGGAGGCCGGGCCAATGGGCTTAGGGATAACTCCGGCCCTTGTCGAGTCTCGAATCAGCGGATTGGTCCGGCGTCAACTACCGGCCAATACCGTAGCTCTAACAGCGGCGATCGACTTGGGCAAGTATTATCTGCACTGGGTTGTTTCGGCGTGGTGGCACGGTGCAGGGGGCATCGTAGCGGACTATGGCATCCAACAGGTCTACGGAACAGACAAAAGCATGGATCACGAAGCTAGCGAGCCGATGATTTACCAAGCTTTGCTAAGCCTTCGCGATGAGCTACTTCAAAAAGAATTCACCGACACAACCGGAACGCGGCGGGCAATCGATTTTTGCCTAGTAGATTCAGGGGCGTTTACCAATGCGGCGTATTCATTCTGCCGTGAAGTCGGCGGGATCTTCCATCCATCAAAGGGGCAAGACCCATACCATCGAAAAGCCAAGTCTAGCTCAGTGACGATCGCAGGGGCCAACTTGCACGCTCAAAAGTTGCCGTCGTCTAATGTTTGGCTCTACGAGCTAGATACCAGCTACTGGAAGCAGTTTATCCATGAGCGATTTATGACTCCGGCGTTCGATGAGTCGAACATGCTGCGTCGCGGATCGCTTTCGGTGTTCAGCCTTGAAGAGGAAAAGCGACACAGCCAGTACGCGCAGCATATTGCAGCCGAGGAGCTAGTGACTAAATTCACTGAGGGCAAGGGGGCCAAAACCTATTGGAATGTCCGAGACTCGAACAACCACTGGCTCGATGCAACCTACATGGCGGCGGCAGGGTCGGAGGCTTGCGGGGTCAAGCTAATCGCCCCAAGTGAAATCGAAGTAGCCCCAAAGCATATCGGCGATGAGCCAAAACAAGCCAAGCCTGCGCCTCAAGCCTACAGGCACGGGCAGCAACGGTTCAGGCAGCGACAAGGTGGATGGATTCCCAAACGAAGAGGGTGATATGAGCAAAAGACCAAAGCAGCAAACAGGCAAGCGGGAATGGGTAGATCCTCGGATTGACATCCAGCCAATTCAACCGCAAGAGCCGACGCAAACGCACCAGGAATTTAGCGAGGGTGTTATTGGCAAGATGGCCGAATCGCTAGGCATTCCTGCCGACGCTCTTGGCTACGAAAGCCCTAACTACTCATCGGCAAGAATACACATGCAAGCGATGAAGGAAGCTAGCGAAACCCCCATCCCCCGCGAAGACGAGGCAAGGCCTTGTGCCCTTTGCGAATCGCGCCGACCGATCGGAAAAAGCTACAGCCGAGTCTATTGCACGAAGGCCAAGGTTCGATATTGCCGATGCTTCTATTGCGGCCACACGTGGACCCAAGAGCGTAAATAATTTGTGCCGGTGTACTAATGGAATAGTACAGGCATCTACCAAGCAACCGCAAGCCATGCAAACATTGAAGCATGGCATCAGCGGCAAGCCTTCTAGCACTAATCGACGCAGCTATCGAGGCCCTCGTAAACGGGGGAGCCTCTCAGTATTCCATTGGGTCGCGGACCGTCACCAAGCTTGACCTAGCGTCACTGTTTGAACAGCGAAAAGCGTTGTTGCATCAAGTCCAACGCGAAAGCGGATCGGGCGGTATCTCCCTCGGCAGAATCGTGGGGGGCCGTCGATGATTACTCGATTTATCGATTCGGTAGTTTCGGCGGTTAGCCCCATCGCGGGATTGCGACGGCAAGCGGCACGTAAGGCCCTTGCACGATCCTACCAAGGGGCCGAACCATCGCGGGTAAGCAGCAACAGACACCCCAAGAATCTGCCGGCTGACCAAGAGCTAATGGGGCCATTTGGGGCCGATCGTCTCAGGGCAGAGGCTAGGCGGCTGGTTCGAGACAATTCCTACGCCTGGGGCGTGGTAGATACGATCGTTTCTTCGGTTGTCGGTGCTGGCATCCAAGCCCAATCGACCTTCGAGACTCCCGAAGGCGATGATATCGAGGACATCAACGACCTAAGAGATAAGGCTTGGTCCGAATGGTCCGAAGTGGCCGACATCAACGGGCGGCTTACCCTCGAAGAAATCCAGATTATCGCCCTTCGCGAAATGGTCGAAGCGGGCGA